ATGGGAAGTAACGATTTCTTCACGGTAGCCTATAAAATTCTAAGTTACCTCAAGTACTGTTATGAACATGGTGAACAACCTGATCCAGGTGTGATTAATGAGCGAACGCTGCTGATTTCCAAAGCCCAGTACGTTGAGATATTACGAATGTTGAGCGATCACAACTACGTTGAGCGATCACAACTACATTGAAGGAGTTACCTTCACCCACACGAAGGAGGGAGTCTTGTATTCGTTCCAGGACGCAAGAATCACTATCGAAGGCTTGGAATACCTGGCCGAGAACTCAATGATGCAGAAAGCTTTTAGAATCTTTAAGTCGTTTAAAGAATGGCTATAAACGGTTACCAGATGGTAGCCGTTTTTTATGTCCGTTTCCGTGCAGTTGTGGACGTTAAATAAAACCCGAGACAGGCTCCCAAGCCGTTAAATGCGAGTAGGAGGTTTCAACATGCCACAAGATGTTAACGAGCAACCAAAGAACGTTGCGGAAAATATCGATGTCGAATCACAGGAACAAGCACCGAAGAAGGACGCTCCTAATGTTTTACCAAAACAAAAAGCCGGCCCCGTAACGGAGTCGGCTTTTTTAACAAGTAACCGAGATTACTTGTTGTAGAGTATTTAGGATGTTTTAAGGATAAATAGGGAAGCTAAACCCTTGGTATGACAGGAAATAAGGAAATAGAAAATCATAGAAATAACGAAGTTGGGACACCATCCGGGACACCTAAGGACACCAACGCCCTTTCAATTTGATCGTCGGAACGGGCTTTAAATTCATCGATTAAGTAGGCGTAACGATTGGCGGTGGTAGTCATGTTGGAATGACCCAATCGTTTACTGATCGCATACAGTGGAACCCCGTTCGCCAGCAGGTAGGCAACGTGGGAGTGTCGAAGGGAGTGGAAGTGAAAGCCGGGTTTATCCAAGTTCAGCTTATCTAAAAATAGTCTCAGTGTTCGGTTGGCGGAGCTACTCCCACAGATGGAACCATCTTTACGGGCGAAAACGAGATCATGACCGTTAGCTTTTAGTTCAACCAGGCAGTCCAATAGTTCCTGGTTTACTCTGATAATCCGGCGGGAGCTTTTTGTCTTGGTGTCTTTAAAGGTCCGCCCCTTGAAGTCCCACGACTTACTGATTTCGATCGTTTTAAACGGGAGGTTGAGGTCGTCCCAGGTAAGGGCGGCAATTTCTGACAAGCGCATCCCTGTGTAAATGGCCGTTAGGATCATGTAGCGGACTGGGAACCCGGGGGAGAGGGATTCTTTGACTAAGGCAACCAAACGGTTAATTTCTTCCATGTTGAGATACTCAACTTGCCTGGTTCTGGTTTTATCCCATACGATGGTTGTTCCTTCGGTAAAGTCGGCGGGGATGACGTTATCCAGAACGGCATTTTTAACCGCTACTCTGACATAAGCGTTCATCTTGCTAGCAGTGTTCTTTGAGTGAGATTTACCAAAGTCATTCAAAAACCGCTGATAGGCAGCCCGATCAATTGTGGATATTTTACGGCGCCCGAAGTAATCGTTAACGACGTTTATACAGTAGCGATAGAAATCTTGGGTCGCCCGGGACGACTGGTGGTGTTTGTAAGTTTCGTACCAATTTTGGTAGTAGTCGGTAAAGATCGGATCGGCAGTAGATAAAACGCCGTGGTACTTGCTGGATTCCATTTCTGCCCCAGCTTTACGAGCGGCAGCCTTGGTCTTAAAACCAGACTTCGATTTCTTGTGTTGTTTGCCGTCCACGTCCCGCCAGGTCACCCTGACCATATAAGATGGGCCACGTTTTATGATTTGAGCCATGATTGCACCTCTTTAAAATAAAAGCCGGTCAAATGACCGGCGACGCTAATCCTAATTGCTTTGTTGAGTGCCTTTAGCGGGGCGCTGAAGGAAAGTAAAGACCGTTGCGATGATTAAGACAACAAGTGCAGGGAAAGCCATAGCAGCAGTTACTCCAAACATGGCACTTCCAATAATACCAAGCACCGGGCCAACAATAGAAATATTATTCTTTTTTGATGCAACCAAAGCCCAAATATTAAGTGCAACTCCGATCCAGGCCATTATATAGAAAAATAATCCTGTACCACCGGTAGCATTTGTGCCAGACGTGGCGTCCATAACAGCCGTTCCGGCAATTACAAACCAAGAAACAACAAACAAAATGCAATTAACAATGTCGAAAATTGCTGTCCACATATTGATTTTTAACTTCATTTTGAAGTCCTCCCAACAGCTTTTAACGTCAATCAGGTTTTGGACGTAATTCTATAAATAACCCACATGGCCAGCTGATTTTTAATACTATAATTAAAGAAACTAATGTTCGAGGTGTAAAAATGTCTGAGAAAAATCCGTTTGAAATTGTTGATGGGCAGGTTATATTACATGACGAATTTCAAGGAAGTAATAAGATAATTCTGAATTATGAGCAGGTAGCTGCGATCAAGCTGCTCAACCGGTTTAATTAACTTACCAAAGCAAATGCTTTTTTTTACTTCAGGTTTGTTTTGAAAATCAACGACATTAATATTATGACTCTGTAGTCCTGAAATATAATCCTTCTCTTTAGCGGTAACTCCGTTAACTAATATATTAACTGAAGCATTTTGACCAAAATTATCTGAAATATAATCAATCGTGTCACTGTATATTCCGATGATTGCCTCCATAGTATTTTTAGACAAAGTGTTATACATTTTTGTTAGCTTAAACTCTTGACGTTTAGGCATAAAATTAAAATCAAATTTATATTGTTGATTAGTTTTTCCAAGAGTAATTGAATTTGTAAAGAAATTATATTCTTCTTTTCGATTAAGAAAATAATTATGTGCGTCATCGATAAAGATGCTTGCAGTATTAGTTCGGTTCATAAAAGCGATGTCGGAAACATTTATTAGCACTTGGACAAAATCAGTTATTGTTTGCGGCAATTCATCTATATTTAGTGCTTCCTTTTTTATGTTTTTATTAGTAGATACAGAAAATCGGTAAGGATTTACTATTGAATTCAATATTCTATTTCGATTAGAGCCTTTTTTAGAAACATTAATACCATTAGTTTCAAGATTCCATATAGTATATCCATTATCAGTAACGGTATATGTACCATCAGCATTAGAAATGATGTTAAATAATATTCCATCACCAAAGGCGTCAGTGAAAGAGGTTAAAACTTGAATAGTTTTATTATCAATTCTTTCAAATTCTGTCTGCTTGCTAATCCAATCTGTCCACTTAGTAGTGATTAATTTTAATTCTTTATCATCGGTAAAAAAAAACTCATCAAATTCACCCCGCTTCATACATCAAGAGTAGTTTCTAGTCTTAATTCCAATTTATTTTCATCTTCTGTGTGTATATAGTCAAGCAGATTACTTAAAGATTCCAGAAAATCTGAAGTGTTTTTTAAGACCCCATGCGGCAAAGGAAATGCACGCATATGTGTTTTGCCATCATTTTTAAGGTGATACTCTTGTTCTGAAAAAATGTTTACTCTATTACCTGATACTTTAGTACCATTAGCATTTCGGTGGAAACTTTGATTTAGATTGAGCCTTACTAAAGACAGACCGGTTTTTACATCGTAAAATTAATATGAATGTTTTTAAGAGAATAAAAATAAGCTATTTTAAATTTCCTTTTATCGTTTTTAGATATTATAGATATTATTCCCGTTGCACCATTTTCAATTGTTCCGCTAACTTTTTTAGCTAATTCTTTTAACTCTGTAATTAATTGATTAGCTTCCTGCTGAGTTAATGGTAGTTCGGTAATTGTCATAATTTTCATTCACGTCCTTTCTCCGGAGAGGGCTTTTTTATTTAATTTGGATTGATTTAAAGGATACGTTTGATTTTAAGGTAGGCTATATAATCCAGCTCGGTAGGGATCCCAAACTGCTCGCAAAACGCCACTGAGTTAGAAACTGGAATGTCGTAAGCGTTGCAGTAGTTGAGGATTAACTCAATAGCTCGTTCGTTAGCTCGCCCTTCTGCTTTAATTCTGGTGGTGCTAGATGAGTAGTAGCAGGTTTCTGGGTCGCCTTCAAGTACGTGGGCAATCTCATGGGCGATGATAAATGGGAGTTCGTAAGGGTGGTGCCAATTTAAGTTGATGATAATCATACGGTTTTCGCTGATTGCACACGAAGGAAAATCTGGGGCGGGCTCTTTGGTCAAGATTGACCCGATCCCCTGGTCGAACGCAAAGTTAAGAAGGTAATTGACTAAATCATTCATCGAATCACTTTCCATTCATCAACCGCCGGATTAGCTCCCGGTCTTCATCTTTAGCTTCGTCCCAGTGTGCTAAAATAGAGTACACAAAGAGGCCACTAGTAATAGTGTTTTCTATCGTTTAGCCATATCCTTAAGCCGACCAAAGTTTAGGGGATATGGCTTTTTTATTTGGGGTTAGTTATTTTCTACAATTTTGTAAGTCTTTGTGCCGAGCACTTTTCCATCTACACCTTTAGATGCTTTCAACTGTACTGGTGTTGTGGTGTCCGAAAGAGTATAAGCAACTGCGTTTGAAACTGTGCCATTCTTTTTTATTGTCTCAGTTTGACTATCTAAATATTGGTCATCTGGCAACGACGCAACTTCAAGTTCATTGATACTATTTTTGTCGTTATCTTGGATAGCGGTGAACACGGCCATCCATGCTGATGTTGGATCCAAATCTTTATCAGTTAGGTTAGTTGTATCATACCAAACTGCGAATACTGCCTTATCGCCATCGACGTTTCCAGGTTGCCCGGGTTGAATTATTTTTGTTTTAGTAATTTTGATTTTTAAATCATGAATTTTTACTACGTTATCTTTAAAATAATATTTTGGAGTGGCAGTCTTTTTGACTGTCGCTTTTTCATTTGAAGATGATGAACTTGATGAATTATCACATGCAGCTAACGATAATCCCATAATCAACGTTACACCAATAACTAATCCTTTTTTCATATTTACATCTCCCAATAGGTCAGCTTTTAACGTCGATCAGGTTTTGGACGTATATGTATTGGACCAAGCTGTGATATAATCAGCTTGATCCTAATCCCCCCCTAGCGGTGCTATCTACCCGATGCCGTTAGGGGATTTTTTTATAGATTTGTCGTCACTCGGACGGCTTTACCTAAGATTCGTGCCGGATGATCTTTATCAACCACGATTGGCTCATACTTACGATTATCTGGCATTAAGATAACGGTTGGACCCGCTCGTTTAATCCGTTTGAGTGTGGCCTCATCATCATCTACAAATAAGATTGCCGCAATCTCACCATCTTCCACGTCTGGCTGTTGCCTTATCAGAACTAGCGATCCATCTTTGATAGTAGGATCCATCGATTGGCCTTTGGCCCTGAGATAAAAAAGCTTTCCACTAGGCAAGAAGTCGGTTGGCTCCGACAAGTAACCAGCAATGTTTTCATCGGCCAAGATCGGGTCACCACAAGCAATGGTTCCTAATAAGGGGATCTTAATTGTCTCATTAACCGGTTTAAGGTTCTGCGGTGAGGTTCCATAACGCGGATCGATATCAGATTTATTGACTCCAAAATAATCTGCCAGCTTTTGAACGGCACCCGCGTTAGGTGTAGATCTTTTGGCAAAGTAGCCAGACAGTGTCGATACTGGAATACCTGTTTCATCAGATATTTGCTGTTGCGTTCGGCCATGTGCCAATCTTTTAAGGTTGTTGGATATGTCTTCGCGCACCTTGATGTCTAGAGGAGACAGCTTATTACGTGGCATTTATATCACCTCCTTTTTGTTACTTCTTATATTATAACGGATAAACTTAGATAAAGAAATGACTTTTTAGATAAAAAAACGAAAAAACACGTTGACATAACGAGTTTACTCGTATAAGATATAGTCATCAAAACAAAGGAGGGATGATTAAATGAAACTAACATTAACAGCCGCACGGGTTAACAATGGTTACACCATGAAGGAGGCGGCAGCCGTGATCGGTGTGCATTGGCAAACCCTTTCAGCTTGGGAGCGTGATTCGTCACGCTTAACATTTAAAGAGGCGGATAAGCTTTCGAAGCTATACCACGTTGATAAAGATGATCTTTTTTTTGGGCCTAAAAACGAGTTTATTCGTAAAGCTAGGCAAGCAGGCTAGCTGGAAGATTAGGAGGAGCAAACATGGAAAACCAAGTAGAAATTATCAAGCAAGTAAACGATCAGGATGTTATGGATAGCCGAGATGTGGCAAAGATGATCGGTAAAAACCACCACAACTTGGTCCGCGATATCCGCCGGTATATCAATGATATGAGTCAAAACTCAAAATTGAGTTCTGATGATTTCTTTATCGAATCAAGTTATCAAGCAGGTACAGGGAAGAATTACCCATGCTACCTACTTACTAAGCAAGGTTGCGAGTTCGTGGCCAATAAGCTGACCGGTAAGAAGGGGACGATCTTCACAGCAACTTACGTTGGCCTTTTCAATCAGTACCAAGCCGAACATAACGGCAAGATGATCGGCGCCGACAAGAATCTCACTCGTGAGAACTTAGAATTCAAGCTCAAGTGGTTAGCAGAAATGCGGAAACAAAACATTAATAAGGACCACCAGCTTCGCAACGAAGACGCCAAAATCTGGCTGGAATTAGCGAATGTTGCTGACGATTACGGCGAACGTCGAATGGCAACGGAGATGCGGAACGAAGCGATTAACACCATGACTGCGTTACCAGTTGGCGGCCAGCGGGAATATACCGCAAGCGAGATTGCCAATAAGTTAGGTGTTTCTGCAATCCAGATTGGCAAGTGGGGTAACAAACTTGGGATCAAACGGGATCAACACTTGAGTTATCGGACACCAGAAGGAGCTTGGCGATACTTTCCTGAAGCTCTCAAGGTGTTCCAAGATAACGCATTGGAGATTCAAGAGGACTGCTGGGACTAGGAAGGGATGGAATAACGATGATGAAAATTAAGAAAGGTAATGCGGGATTAAATTTAAGCATAAAAAAAGGGTTATCTCAATCAACAATCAAGATAACCGCTAAAGGCTTAGAAGCTACAGTTAGGCGTCAACCAAGTGTAGATTCCCATCATCACCAGGCTTGAACTCACGATTAGTTCTGATAACAGTTCTACCAGGGTAGACATCTGCAAAAAATACAAGGCCTGTACTGTATACGAGCATAGTAACGACGTGGTTATCAAATTTTGCTGTGTACGTAGTTACATTAACTGATTGATCGTAACCAGTAACCAGGTTTTTAGTGACTTCAGCATCTGGAAAACCATTATTTGAATAATCGTATTCCAAATTTACATGTTTAAACATGATGTTCACCTCCTTCCACCAGGATCTGAATCAAGTATATCAAAGCTAACTAAGGAGGCAATGAAATGAAAACCAAAAGCGTTATCGCTGAAGCAACAGAGATTTATTTCAAACTAAAAAAGAGCAACTTCTCTGATGCACAGATCAGAAAAATTGCTCAGATATTGTCAGCTTGTTCTATTGATGATCAATTAAAAAAGTTGATCTAGTAACTGGAGAAATCACTTATTTATAGAGTCCAAGCTTTTGTAGTAAGTCGCTGTTAGGTTGATCAGGTCTTGTGGCTTAACCTGCGATGTGATCATGGCCTTATTGGTAGTTATTGCAATGGCGTTTGCAATAATTTGAGAACTGGCAAGCTTAGCGGCAATTTTGAGTAAGTCTTTGTCTACCATAGTTTCACCACCTTTCATGGTGATTATATCAGCTAACAAGGAGGCACGACATGAAGATTGAAATTACCGGCACGACCGATGAAATAAAAAAACTGCTCAATGCTATTAGCGGTAGCAAAGAGCAGCTAAAGATACTAAATGAAATAAAAAGAAATACGGAGCCTTTAACAGGCAGTGGTGAGAAGCATTAAAGATTATCACGCAACCAATCAGTTAGCTCTTCGGATAGTCCATACCAAGCTGCCTCACCGGTTAATTTACCGACAAAGAGCTTATCATTATCGTCCAAGTATGGGGATAAAGTATCACGGATGTCTTTTGAGCTATTTGCGGTGCGAACACACCAACTGGAATCACAAATGTGTGCCCAAGCAGGATATTCTTTAATCATATTAATCAATGATTTGTAATCCTTGCCTGGTTTGTCAAGATCGTAAGTGATTAAGTATGAATTCATTTTATTTCACCTCCTTTCATTAGGGGATAACTAAATTTTAACAGAAAGAAGGCGCTGCAATGGAAATTAGTCTCAGCCCTGACAACTTAAAAGAATTAGCTACCCTGGTCGCTCCACTGATTAAACCAGAGGGTCAACGGGACTGGGTGAAACTTGCCGAAGTCAGAGATGACTTATTCGCCGGGAAAGCGCCGGCATGGATTCGCCTTCACGTATTCGATGCTTTCCCAGCCGTTCAGATTGAAAATAACCCGCAAGGGTGGGTAAAGGGGGTTCACGGAAAAGGGAACGTTACGAGAATTTATCTTCCAACCGCTCGGGAGTGGTTGCGAAAACACCATGACGAAATCAACTGGAACGAAAAGATATAGAGGGAGGCAACCAAATGATTAAGTTAATTACCTATATTGCACTAGCGGTCTTAACGGTCGTTGAGTGTAATCGTGGCGACGTTGCGATGACGCTCACCGCCGTTATCCCGTTCTCCTTGATTTCGATGGACGAATGTTTTCCGCAACAGAAAAAGCCTAGCGGGCGCAACCGCTAGGCCAAACAAAAACATATTTCAAGGAGATTATCACATGTTGAACGAAAAATTACAAGCTAAGCACAATGAAAACGTCAATAATCTAAAGATCGTTGAGGGAAACCTGATTGCTATTACCAACGACGTTAGCGGGCTAATCAAGCAGGCTGGTTCAATGCTACTAGACGATCAGCTTAAAGAGATCTCTGCAATTAACAAGCAACTAGCCCGGGTTTGGACCTTAGTAACCCTATACGGCGTGAACGAAAGCAAGATCCATAACGAGGAGGAAGACTAATGGCTAATAACTCAGTAATGCAAAACCAACAATCACGAGGAATCATTGAAAAAGTTAGTGACCGGATTGAAGCAATGAAGGATGAAGAAGGCTTAGCTTTACCAGTTAACTACAGCGCGCAAAACGCGTTGCAAGCAGCGGCCCTCAAGCTTCAGTCTGTCAAAGGCCGGGATGGACGACCTGCCCTTACTTCTTGTACACAAGCCAGCGTGGCCACTGCTCTACTAGATATGGTAATTCAGGGCCTATCACCGGCCAAGAATCAGTGTTACTTCATCGTTTACGGCAACGAGCTTCAAATGCAACGGTCGTATTTTGGGACCATTGCCGCCCTTAAACGACTGGATAGTGTCGAAGATATCGACGCCCAAGTCGTCCATCGGGGCGATAAGTTTGAGATCGGTGCCGATGAGATTGGCCACATTATTGTAACTAAGTTTGAACCCTCCTTTACCAACTTGGACAAGGAATTAATCGGTGCCTTCGCCTTCATCAAGCTAGCTAATGGACGAGTGGACTATACCGTTATGACGAAGGCGCAAATTGACACGTCATGGGCGCAAAGTCGCAACCGTCAAAACAACGTCCAGAAGAAGTTCAGTGATGAGATGGCCAAGCGGACTGTTTTAAACCGCGCTGCCAAGATGTTTATCAATACGTCAGATGATAGCGACTTGCTGACCGGCTCAATTAACGCCGCTACTGAAGCAGAGTACGAGGAGCCAAAGGACGTGACGGCCGCCACCGAAGAGGAAAGTTCAGCGCAATTGCTAGCCGACTTCAATAAAACACAAGCATCCGAAAAAAAGAACGACACGCCACAAGGCCCAGAGAAGCCCGTAGAGGCCGAGAAGGTGGAAGATGGGGAAATTATCGAATCAGAGACTAAAAACGATTCTAGGCCCGCTTTGCAAGACACAGATAAGGAAAACGGGGAAGAGTTACCTGAAGGGCAAACCTCCATTTACGATTTTGTAGGAGGTGACGAAAATGCCTAAGTTGACCGCTAAGAATTATTACTCACACGAAACCGATTGGGAGTACATGAGCTTTAGCCTGTACAAAGACTTTAAAAATTGTGAAGCCGCCGCCTTAGCTAAGCTCAAGGAAGATTGGCAGCCAACATCAAGCCCGACGGCTTTGTTAGTTGGGAATTACATTCACTCGTACTTTGAGAGCCCGGAAGCGCACCAAGCTTGGTTAGACCGATCAGAAAACGGGACGAAGACTAACCGGGAACTGATGATGACTAAGCCGACGAAAACCAATCCTAACGGCCATCTGCGAGCCGAGTTTAAGCTGGCCGACAAGATGATCAAGACGCTAGAAGATGACAAGTGGTTTAACTTTGTTTATACACCAGGCGAAAAGGAAGTAATCGTAACCGGAGAGATCGGTGGTCACGAATGGAAGGGTAAGGTTGACAGCCTGGTTTTAGACAAGGGTTACTTTTGCGACTTAAAGACCGTTGATGACATCCATAAGAAGCATTGGAATGATGAAAACAAGCTTTACACGAATTTCATTGAAGATCGTGGTTACGTCATGCAAGCGGCAATTTACCAAGAGTTGATCAAACAAACTTTTGGCAGACAATGCCAACCATACCTGTTCGCCGTTAGCAAGCAAACCCCGCCGGATAAAGGTGCGTTTGACTTTCAAGGCGATACCAAGTTTCTAATGCAAGAAGCAATCGATGAAATCAAGGAAAACCAAGGACGATACTGGCAAATCATGAATGGTGAAGTAGCACCGAAACACTGTGGAAAGTGTGAATATTGCCGGTTAACGAAGGAACTATCCGGATTCAAGCACGTAACAGATATTGAGGTGGACTAAATGAGTGAAGCAACAATCCAGTTTCAGGGCCGGCTAACCGGCGAACCACAACAGAATCAAGCTGGCAATTACCAAGTCGTCAACTTTAACGTGGCCGTTGATGGCAGTCGGCGGGATGCACCGACGATTTTTTACCGGGTTGCTGTATGGGGTAATCGCGGTCAGTGGGCGATGAATTACCTCCACAAAGGCACACCGGTAATGGTGTCCGGAACACTAAGCCAAGCAAGAGTTTACCAGCGCAAAGATGGCGAATCAGGAATCAACCTGGACGTCAATTCTGACCACGTGGACTTTGTTGTATTACCACCGCAACCGCAAGGCCAATTTAACCAGCAACAGGGTCAATCACAACAACAGCAAGAATTTAACAGCAATAGTCTACCGTATTAGGAGAAGGAGCTATGAAAGGAGTGTATGAGGATGAGCTTGCTGATTGAAGAGCCGCCTTTGCAGGTGCTACCAAGCTTAGCTAAGTCAATCGGGCTTAATGAAGCGATCGTGCTACAACAGATCCATTACTGGATCCGAAAGTCAAATAACTTGAAGGATGGCCACAAGTGGATCTATAACAGCATGCCTAATTGGCAAAAACAATTTAATTTCTGGTCTTTGCCTACCGTTAAGCGGGTTTTTCGGAGCCTGGAAAAGCAAGGCTTAATCATAACGGCGAATTACAACAAAGCAGGATTTGACAAAACTAAATGGTATCGGATTAATTACGAAAAGCTCCAACATGTGAGCCGACGATCGGATCAAAATGATCCGACGATGGTATCAAATTGGACCGACGGATCGGATCAAAATGATACGACCAATACCAATAGACTACCAGAGACTACTACAGAGACTACTACAAACAATAATAAAGGTCAGGCACAGCCTGACCACGCCCCCTATCAAGAAATTCTTGACTACCTTAATAGCAAGGTCGGTACTAGCTATCGAGCAAGTAGCAAGGCAACTCAACGCTTGATCAAGGCAAGGTCTAATGAGGGCTTTGAGGTCGAGGACTTTAAGCGAGTGATTGATAACAAGGTAGCTAGCTGGGGTAAGGATCCTAAGATGAGCCAATATCTAAGGCCAAATACTCTGTTTGGCACTAAGTTTGAGGCTTATCTTAACGAGCAGGCAGTCATTGATCAGCCAACAAAACGGGCTAAGGGCTACACATTCTAGGGGGCAACATGGATAGATTGAGATTACCGCCGGAATTGACGGCAAAATTAAAAACGGATGGCCGGTTACCGGCTAAGAATCGGGCCTGGCTAGATGAGCGCGAAAAGCAATTAGTCGCCAACTGGAATCAAGAGTTCAGGGATGACAAGACTAGGCAAGAGCGTGATAAATGGCTTAAAGCTAGCGTATGGTCAGGACAACGTCCAATCAGCTTTAAGTTTGACCGCTGGAATCCGGACTTACAGGATAACCGCAAGCTAGCAAGTGACGTGGGCAACCGTGCCTGGACAATTGCAAAGCGGATAATTGTCGGCGAAGAGTTTAATGCTTGCTTAACAGGGGAGCCTGGTACTGGCAAGACATCCCTAGCCTTAGCGATTGCGGATAAGGTGTGGGCTGAGGCCGACAAGCCTTACCTGTTTATTTCAACTATGCGATTGGTTGGTATGTTTAGCGAGCGTTTTGACGATCCGACTGTTAGTGACCGGCTTAACCAGATACAAGAACTCGCCAAACAAGCTCCAGTCTTGATTATTGACGACTTTGGCACGGAAGCGGGGATGAAGGAGCAGGGCTACTACAAGCCGGTTCGGAAAGACATGCAAGAGTGGCTTTATGCAGTGGCCGACGCTCGTTACGATGAGTGGGCTAACGCACATCGAGGGTCAACGATTGTCACAACTAACAATACGAGTGGCGACCTGGTCCAAATGTACAACCCTAAACTGATTAGCAGGCTGATTACCAAGCGCAAGGACAACGTAATTGATTTTGACGGATTAGAGGACATGCGAGGTTAGGTATGATGACAATTGAATTTTGGCCGGGTGACCGGGTCATGTGGCGCCGAGTGGAGTTTACGATCCACTCTACCTGGCAAGACGGCACGGTTGACCTTTGGGACGATCATTACCAGTTAATGCAACCAGATGTTAAGGCGAGTGAGGTTGAGCGAGTGGATACAGGGAAACGAATGGTCAAATAAAAAGGCCACCGATACGGGTGGCGGGGTGTGATTACCAACACTTGCCTTAAAGGAATCAGTAGCGTTAGAAAGGGATTCGTTATCTACCGTGACAGAATCAACTCCCTTCGTCAAAGCGTCCAGATCAACAGTGATATTAGTGAGTGGTGCTGATGACTTGTCAAGGTTAACTCCTTCAAGTGGAATGTTCATTTTGTTACCGTAACGGCTTTTTATCCGCTACTTCTGTATGTTTCCATACAGTTCAGCATATCTCTTCAACTCGGGGAGTTGCCGGGCGCTCGTGGGATATAAATCCTATGCGTTGCACCTTCAATTAAGCTTGGCTCAGGGTTGCCATATCAACTAAGACTTAGGTTTTCCTTGAATTCACCCGGTGCTAAGTAACGTATCGCTACGCTACAGGGCAATCACAATCAGATTATACCACAATATATTGTGGTAAAGAGGAGTGAGGTAATCACCATGTGGTGGGATAAAGTACAACCAATCATGATTAGACAAAATCGAAGTATCTATTGGCTAGCAAAGCAAACTGGGATCCTAGATAACACACTTTACCAGTACAAAAACAAAGGCGTGGAACCGAGCTTCAGGAATGCTTGTAGGATTGCAGACGCATTACAGGTTAGCCTATTAGAGTTACGAGAGGACGATTATTAGGGATGAAACACTTTGGACAAAAGGTGGAACTAGACGGGATTACCTTCGACAGCATGAAGGAAGCCCAATTCTACTTGCAATTTGTCAAGCCTAGCGGGAAGAGGTTTACTTGCCACGAAAACTTTGAGGTGCTAGGCAAATTCGAGGTAGGGGGCTACACGCAACGGGGGATGTTCTACCGACCAGACTTTGTCATTTACGGGCCAGAGGGGCGAGAACACGTTTATGATGTCAAGACCTCGTTAAGTTCACGAGGAATTGATAAAGGAGCCTTGCTACGGTTCAAGCTATTCGCCCGGCGCTATGGATTACCTGTTGAGGTAGTGGTACCAACCAAGAATAGTTTCCGTATGAAGCTATTTGGCTTTACCACACAACTACAGCCGGCTCATCCCCGTAAGAAGCGAAACGGCAAAGTAGAGATTGACCACTACCACGAATTTAAAAGCATTGATTATGACGTCAAAGGAATAATCGGAATGTAGGGGTGAATGGAGGATCTAAAACAATGACTAACGAAGAATACCGAGAAGAACAGAGTAAACGTTTTGACCAACGGTATGGCTGGGTTGAAGAATACAATCATGACGTTGCCTGGAGTTGGTTAGATGATCGGAAATTAAAAAACTTAATCGATATCTTATTCGCAGAAGACGAAATAAAATACTGGGGTCTTGAAGGCTGTTACAAAACTTTGATTCACCAGTACTAGAAGCTTGTCACGATGAGGAGGTAGAAAAGTGAACTTGCTGACACGCGGCTTGCTTTGTGCAATTCACATGCGCTTTGATGACCGTTTGCAAATTGAAGATAAGGCATATATTGACGAATTTGGTGAACCTGACTTTGAACGAGAAACTCAAAAATTCAACCGCCGATTAAGGGCGATTGAAAAACTCCGTAAGTCAGATGACCAGCTTGAGCGAGAACGGCTCCGAGAGCTGGAAATGGCTAAACGAAAGGGTGTGATTGATGGCTTGCGCACGATCTTTTTAGCAAAGGAACGGAAGCTTGCGGGTGCTCACAAGGGCACAAGCGAGTTTCCAGAATTGTGGGACATGCTTTTGGAATGGAAAATCAAAAGAAAACTAACTTTAGCGGATACTGCATGTATTTCAAAGCGGCCGTTTAAGACGGTGAAAAATGAGCTGCATAAAGCGGCAGTACGTAAAAAGAGGGCGGAAGGATAATGATGGAAACGATTAGATGGATCTTAGCGTTGCTCACTGCGTTGGTGATTGCTAATTTAATTTGCTGGGGACTGATTGGGATTCCAATTTGGCGCTGGTGAAACTGACAAAATAAAGAGCACCCTGCATGGGTGCTCTTAAAACAAATATCAATCTAATTATGAGGAGTGCACTTCATGGAACTGTTTCCGCAAATTGATAAACAAGCAACAATTGATAAAGTGCGTCATTTTTTTTGGGACGATGACCGATTTGAAGGAATCTGTTTGAGAGCGGGTAACTATGGCTTGCGCTCACCAACAATAGATATCACTGGAGTCAAAGGCAGCTCAGCCTTTAACTCGACTGATGATCGGCTGGCCGACATTGCCGACTGCTTACATGCGGTTTGTGCCGTTCACGAGGCCATTAAAAGTTGTCGGTATTCGTCCAGAGTCATTCTGAAAGAACGTTTTTTACCGGGTTTTAGAGATCGTATGTACGTTAAAGAACTGGCGCCGAAGCTAGAACGATACAGTAATGATGGCTATAAGGCACTAGAGGAGCGGGCCTGCCTTGATTTCGCGGATATCATTGAGCCAAAGTGTGCAGTATACCGTGTTGATCGTCAATTAATTCCTGATTTTCACGTCTACTTCAAATCGGGGATGAATCGGGAATGAATCGGGAATCGAACGGAGACCACACGGGGATAAAAGGGCATATACTGGTATTGTCAAAAAGAATGATTAAGTCCCCGTTGGATCGGCACTTACTCTGGGTTCAACTCTGCCTCTTGCTTTGACTACGATGCCGATAAACTACGATATGCATCACCCAAGCCTAGCTATTGTAGCTGGGCTTTTGTAATTTTATATTATATTTTTGAGCAAAGTACTTTATAGTGAGGAAATTTCATGTAAAATGTTTTTACTGAAGGAGGGGGTTAGTAATGTATAATGTTTTCAAAATAATTAATTGGTTACGTGTGAAGAATTATAAAGATATGCAAGATAACCCCAACGTTGAAGAGTTAACACAAATGAAAGCCATGAAGCTACTTTATTATATTCAAGCGGCTAGTTTATCAATGACGGGTCATCGCATGTTTGAGAATGATATTGTGGCTTGGAGATACGGGCCGGCTGTTGCAGAAGTTCATGAGGTTTATAAACATTGTCGAGGTATCGTAGATTCAAATTCTCCAATTACTTCGGAAGATGAAGCGGATTATAATGAACTACAAAATGATAAAGAAAATTTGGATATTTTAGAAGGGGTTTACTCTGTATATGGTTATAAATCTGCTTACGACTTAATGAGACAAACCCATACAGAAGAACCTTGGCTTAATACTGAACAAAGCCATGTTATTAGCGATGATTCAATAAAGGAATTCTTTGATGGTTCATTTGATTCAAAGAAAAATACTTCTGTAGATACAGATACACTTCATCGACTTTTTGATGAAAATAAAGAAGTGATGGATTGGCTAAAGGATAAATGAAGTACCTGACACCTAATGACTTGATAGAAGCAAACAAGGTCGCACTAAATGGTGAAAATCAACAGTTTGCGGGAATCCAATATGAAGAAGGGCTCTCACTGATATCTGAACAACCTCAAATGGTCGTCTTTGGACATGAACTATATCCAACTATTTGGAAAAAGGCTGCATATATCATGCAAAAGCTTACTAAAAAGCATATTTTTGTAGACGGAAATAAACGAACAGCTTTGCTAGCAACTTTGTTTTTTTTAGATAAAAATGGGTATGAAATGACATTAAGTACTGAGAAAAAGAAAAAACTAGTCTTAGATGCTACTTTGGCAGGAGACACAGTGGAAGAAATGGAAAGATTAGCTATAGCATTAAAACAAGGGTGCCGAAATAAATATGGGTTCTAAGTCAGCTTAACGGCTGGCTTTTTATTTTGGAAAGGGGGGTGAGCGGCATTACTCAAAAATTAACATTGAAACAGCAACGGTTTGTCGATGAGTACATTATTTCGGGTAATGCTACTCAGGCCGCCATTAAAGCTGGATATTCTAAAAAGACCGCTAAGCAGATGGGAACTGAGAACCTAGCAAAACCTATCATTAAAGCGGAGTTAGACCGGCGCAACGCTGAAATTCAATCCGCTAAGACAATGGACATGCAGGAAGTCATGGAACGCTTAGCGGCGATGGGTCGTGGTGAGACAACTGAAGAGACTGTTACTAACAAGGGTGAAGTCATCGAAACTGCTACACGTAATGCTGATAAGCTAAAAGCGATGGAACTAATTGGCAAACGCTTTGGAGCTTGGACTGATAAGAAAGAAATCAGCGGTAACCTTGATATTGAGATTGGAATGGGGGACTACGATGAAGATAATTAGTGTGCTGTCAGCAGTACCAGTGATGTTAATTGCTGGCCTGTTGCTGAAGCCTGGCTTAATTACTAAGGGCGTTTTCATTACTGCAATCGTCGTTGAGTTCTTCATGGCTTTTCTAGTGAGTGATTATTATGAAAACAACTAGGGGGGTGATACAGTGCCAAACATCAAACTAAACTTTCCAAAACCACATAATGTATTCAATAAGCAGATCTTTGATAACTTGTTCGACTACAGCCATTTTATTGAGGTTTGGTACTGACATACGGTGGTGCCAGTTCTGGTAAATCTCATGGCGTTGTTCAGAAGGTTGTTCTGAAAGCACTGAGACATTGGAATCATCCCCGCAAAGTACTATGGCTCCGGAAAGTCGATCGAACAATTCAAGACTCAATCTTTACCGATGTGATTGATTGCCTGTCAACGTGGCAGCTGTTACCGTTGTGTAAAGTTAATAATTCAAACCGTACTATTCATTTACCGAATGGTGCGGTTTTCTTGTTCAAGGGGATGGATGATCCAGAAAAGATCAAGTCCATTAAGGGCTTGTCTGATGTGGTCATGGAGGAAGCATCCGAATTTAATCAAGATGATTTCACACAATTAACTCTGCGTCTTCGTGAGCCTAAGCATAAGCAGCGGCAACTGTTCTGCATGTTCAACCCGGTTAGCAAGCTTAACTGGACCTACAAACAATGGTTTGATCCTACTGCTACGGTTGATACTTCACGGGTGGCCATTCATCAATCGACATACAAGGATAATCACTTCCTCGATGCGGACAACATCAGGACGATTGAGAACTTGAAACAAACTAATCCGGCTTACTATAAAATCTATACGTTGGGCGAGTTTGCCACGCTGGATAAACTGGTCTTTCCTGACTTCAGTAAACGCCGTCTTAGCGCTCAACGAATGGTGAACCTGCCATCGTACTTCGGCCTCGACTTCGGGTATACCAACGATGAAACAGCCTTCATGCACGTCAAGGTCGATCAGGACAATCACACCATCTACATCATGGAAGAATATGCCAAGCATGGAATGCTGAACAGCGATATTGCCAGAATGATCAAGCAAATGGGTTACTCCAAAGAGATCATCACGGCTGATGCGGCTGAACCTAAATCAATTGCCGAGATCAAACGTGATGGCATTCCCCGAATTAGACCGGCCAAGAAAGGTAAGGACAGCATTATTCAGGGGATTTCATTCATGCAGCAGTATCACCTGGTTGTAGATGATCGCTGTGTGAAGACGATTGAAGAGTTAGAGAATTACACATATAAGAAAGACCGGCAAACTGGTGAGTACACCAATGAGCCGTCGATGCATATAACCACGAGATTGATGCCATCCGTTATGCATTGAATGAAATCAACGGCATGGCTAGTCCAAAGGGTAAGATCCTGAAGAACATTTACATTTAAGGCGGTGATTGAATGACAGAAATTAAGGGGCAGGTAGTTGAGGGCAATGTGTTCATTTATCCCAAAGATGATGAATTGACGATGCCTGATCTATTGAAGTTTATTGGTAAGAACATCGAATTATCAGCCGAGTACAAGCATAACCTTGAGATGTATAAAGGCAATCATGATATCTTGGACAAGCTGCCACGACGGTTTGGACCAGATAATCGTTTAGTTGCCAACCTACCACACTACATTGTTGACACATACAACGGTTTCTTCACTGGTATTCCACCTAAGGTTACACTGGAAGACAAGGAAACCAATATGGCCTTGCAGGAATGGAACGATGAGAATTCGTTACAGGACAAGCTAAGTGAAATTAGTAAGCAAGCGGATATCTTCGGACGTTCACTTGCTTTTGTATATCAGGACGAAGAGAGTAAAACACGGATTGCTTACTCATCCCCAATGGACTCCTTCATGATTTATGATGACACTGTATCACGACAGCCGCTAGCATTTGTTCGTTATTGGAAGAATACAGATGGTATTCAGGTCGGTATGGTTTACTACGCTACTAAGATTGTTTCTTTTGAGGACAGTAAATTTACTGAGGAAACGCCCAATCCATATAAGCTGGTGCCCGCCGTTGAATTCTATGGTAATGAAGAGCGACAGGGGGTCTTTGATAATGTTAAAACGTTGATCGATGAGCTAGACCGGGTGCTTAGTCAGAAAGCCAATCAGGTTGAATACTTCGACAATGCCTACTTAAAGGTGTTGGGTGTAGACCTAGACCAAGATGGGGATGGTAAACCTGATGCTGATTTGATTGGTAATCAGATGATCTACAGTCCTGATGCTGATGCTACTAACGCGACGGTAGACTTCATTAGCAAGCCAGACGGTGATAACATGCAGGAGCACATCATTGACCGGCTGGTTTCCATGATTTACCAGATCAGCATGGTGGCGAACCTTAATGATGAAGCTTTTGCCGGCAATAGTTCCGGTGTTGCCTTGCAGTACAAACTTCTTCCTATGCGGAACATGGCTTCAAACAAGGAGCGTAAATTCCGGCAAGCATTGCGTCAGTTATACCGGATTATTTTCAGCGTTGGAACGGTATTGCCTGAAGCTCATTCAGAAGACTGGCGAGAACTTGACTTTACCTTTAAGCAAAACCTGCCGGACGACATTTCAAATGATGCTGACATCGCTCAGAAGTTACAGGGTATGGTGTCACAAGAAACATTGCTGTCTATTCTGCCGTTTGTTGATGATCCTAAGGAAGAACTGAAGCGGATCAACAAAGAGAAACGGGAGAACATGCAGCAAGCTCTGAAGTATGGCCCTGCTGCCTTAGATCAAGACAAGCCGGATGGTGATGATGATGTCGACAGCGACGAATAGTGATTACTGGAAGAAACGAGAAAAGGAAGAGCGTAAGTGGCAAGAGAAAAATATTGCCGCTGATGCTGCTTTTAATCGTTTAATTGAACGTTATTACAACATTGCTATTGCTCAGATTAACAAGGATATCGATCATCAGTATCAGTCACTTGCTAAGTCAGTAGGTGGCCTACAGAATGCCTATTCTGCTGTTGATGCTGCTGATATTGCCGATTATGAGTTCGAGGCTCAGAAGTTAGTCATGCAAGCTGCTCAGATGAGAGCGCAGGGCAAGCGAGTAACCTATGCTGACTTTAGTGACGATGTTAATCGCCGGATGAAGATCTACAATGCGACAATGAGAATTAACCGGCTAGAGTATCTTAAAAGTCAAGTTGGGTTGCATCTAACTGAAGCCAACATGAACATCAATAATGATTTAAGAGTAAAGCTGAATGACAGCTACGTTAAAGAGGTCAAACGACAAGCTGGCATTCTTGGGAGTAATCTTAAATTCAATAATGCAATTATCAATGATGACAACATTGCAAAGATCGTTATGAAGCAGGTTGGAGGAGCCAACTGGAGTCAGCGATTATGGCTGAACCAAGATGCATTAAAAGCCGCCCTTGATTCTGCTTTAACCACTGGTTTAATCGCTGGTCAAAGTAATCAAGCAATTGCACGCAATCTCCGTGATCAGGTTAGGACAACCATTAAGAATCATGCATATGTTACTGAGCGGCTAGCCCGAACAGAAACAGCCCGGGTTCAATATCAAGCACAGATTGACAGCATTAAAGCTGCCGATTACAAGTACGTGAAGTGGTACGCAGAACCGGGTACTTGTCGAGTGTGCCAAGAGATTAACGATAATGATGAGTATGATCTTGGTTACGGGGTATTTCCAGTTGATGAAGTACCGCAGATTCCAATTCATCCTAATTGTCGGTGCAGTATATCGGCATATTGGATTGATAGTAAAGATAAGCATTCAGATTAGTCCTGAGTGCTTTTTATTTTGGAGTGATTCAGATGAATAAGTTTGAGATTAAAAAGGATGGTCTCTATATCAACGGCGCAAAGGTCACCGCTTATAGAAACCTAAAAATTGAGTCGGATATAGACAATATAACTAAGCTTCAAATCACAATGTATGGTCAACTTCGTGGAATCGATGATGCTGATAGCTACGATTTTCGTGAGCCAGATTTATAAATAATTATTGTCCGTTCCGTGTGTAGTGGACGTTAAACAAAACCCGAGTTGTCTCCCATGACATTAAATGCGAGTAAAGGAGGTCCCCAACATGGACGATAACAAGAACACTGAAACTCAAGAACAACAAGTCACTGAACAACCTAAGGATACTGGTACCGATCCAAAGAAAGATAAGCAACTCGATGGTGACGAGCTGGTCAAGAAGCTTCAGAAACGGATTGGTAAGGAACAAAACGAGAAGCACTCTCTTCAAGACCAACTGGACAAGGCCAACGCTAAGATTAAAGAGCTTCAATCAGGTAAGTCAATCAAGAATTTATCAGACGAGGATAAGGCTAAAAAAGCCGAAGACGAAAAGGACAAGGAAATTGCTTCTCTTCGTGCTCAGATCACTCGTCGGGATAACATTAAGCAGACCGATGAAGTCTTTAAGGATGCTGGCCTAACCGTTGGTGATGATGTGTTGAATATGGTTGTCGTTGATGATGACAAACAGACCTATGCCAATGTTCAAGCATTAATTAAGTACACCAACCAAATTCAAAGCGGTGTGAAGAAGGAGCTTCTCAAGGGTTCTACACCAAGAAATAATGGTAAGCCGACAATGACTAAGGTTGAGATTAGCAAGATCAAAGACCCAATCAAGCGGCAAAAGGTCATTGCAGAAAACTTAGACCTATATAAACATTAGGAGGAATAATTTATGGCAACAGAAAATATTACAACTTCAAAGGACTTAATTGCACAGTCCATTGACTTCACGGAACGATTCACTGGTTCAATTAGTACTTTGCTCCAAGTATTGAATGTAACTCGGATGCAACCAATGGCAGTTGGTTCACAGATTAAGATTTACAAGTCTGAAGTAACTAAGGCTGATGGTAATGTTGCTGAAGGTGAAGTAATTCCACTGAGCAAGGTTACTCGTAAGCTGGCTGACACTAAGGAACTGGCTTACAAGAAGTACCGTAAGCAAACTACTGCCGAAGCTATTCAAGCAAGTGGTTTTGCAGCCGCTGTAAACGACACTGATAGTAAGTTACTTCGCTCCATTCAAGGTGATATCAAGAAGGACTTCTTTGATTTTGTTCAAACTGGTACGACGAAGGCCAACGGTGAAACCTTCCAAAAGGCAATTGCTCAGGTACTCGGTCAATTGGCCATTAAGTGGGAAGACGACGACGTTCAATCTGTTCTCTTTGCCAACCCGCTAGACTTCTACACTTACTTGGGTGACTCAACTCTTACGACCCAAACCGCCTTTGGCCTGACTTACATTCAGAACTACCTTGGCTTTGATACCATTATCTTGACTGGTGCAGTAAAACAAGGCACGATTGCGGCTACTGCTAGTCAGAACTTGAATTATGCTTATGCCTCAATGAATGGTAGCCTTAGCCAAGCTTTCAGCCTGACTACTGATGAAACGGGCCTGATTGGTGTAGTTCACAATGCACTGACTGAAAATGCATCATACGAAACCCTGGCTTTAACTTCTGGTGTACTCTTCCCAGAACGGCTTGATGGTATCGTGGTTGCAACTGTGGGTACTCCTGCATCAAAATAACACCGCCCGACAATTCGGGAGCGGGCGAAATAAATGACGTAAAGCCAACGTCCGCTAACACGGTGGACGAGATTAAAGCATACCTTGATAAACATGGGATTGCTTACACATCAACTGATAACAAACCTGATTTATTAGCAAAGTTAGGTGAGTAATATGACAGAAGAAAATAATGTTGTTGACCTGAACGAATTGAAGACAATGCTTCAACTAACTTCTGACAAACATAACGCGTTACTTAATTTAATTATTAAGAATACTGAACAGGCCCTGCGGTTTAAGCTGGGGCTGGCACAAAAAGATGAATTCCCTAGTGAATTAGGTTTTGTCTCTCTTGAGGTATGCGTTCGGCGGTATAACCGGATTTCTAATGAGGGGATGGCTTCTTATTCCCAAGAGGGACAATCAATCACCTTCAGTTCATCTGATTTTGATGACTTTGAAAGTGATATTAATACCTGGCGAGAACAAAACGGTAAAAACGTTAAGTCGTTGGGGCGTGTTCAGTTCTTTAACCCTTACCGAGGTGATAGCCGTGCGGTTCAATCATGAGGTGAAATTCTATAACACTGGCAAGCGTCGGTATAACCCTAAGACTTCTCAATATGAAGGTGGGGAAGAGATAGTAGCTGATCGAATGGCTGACGTCACCGATGTTGGTGCTGATCGAACAGTGAAGTTATTCGGTAGTATTGTCCAGGGTGTGAAGGTTATCCGTTTAGTAGAACCAGTTAATCAAGTGTGGGCGTATTTAATGATTGATGATAGTCCTACTAAATATCGGATGCGAACAACTACTGTTCCATTAAAGAATGTAACTATTTTGGTAGGTGAAGATATTGGGAAAGACTAATATAAGAATTGAAGGATTAGATGATTTGATTGCCGGTATCAAGGGGAAAATGGACTTGAGTGCGGTACCGCAAGTGGTAAAAAAGCATGGCGCGCAGTTATCTAGTCGGACCCAATCAAATATGCAGGCCGCTTACACGCATGGCTACTCCACTGGTCGGACACGCCGGTCAGTTAAACCTATCTTTAGTGACGGCGGCATGACTGTTTCGGTTGGGCCGACGACTGATTACTTCCCATACTTGGAATACGGCACACGGTTTATGTCGGCCATGCCAACATTAAAGCCGGCCTTTGATGTTCAGTCACAAATGTTTATCAACGAATTAAAAAGGTTGATGCAATGATGAAATCTCCACAACAAGAACTGTATGATTATGTTTTCTTACAGTCGATGAAAAAGGGATATGACACTTATGATCATTTGCCAATGGCTTCTGAAAATGTCGGTTATCCCTTTGTAACGCTTGAAAATATGAACCTGGTACCAATTACGACTAAGACAAGCATTGGTGCCGAAATTAATCTCACTGTAAATGTCTGGGGCAATCAGGACCAACGGCTAGTTATTGATACAATGGCTAGTTCGTTGCTAATGATTGCCTCAACTGGTTTTAAAACGGCTGATTATCGTTATCGTGGGCGAATGACTGGCAGTGATTATCAGATCATTCAAGATACGAGCGTTCCAGACACAATCCTAAATCATGCAGTAGTTAACTTGAAATTTAACTTAGTTTAGAAAGGATGATAATTAATGGCAAACAACGATATTCAATATTTACAAGGTATTGATACAGTTGCCTATGTTCGGTTGCTAGAAAACGCGGCCAAGGAACGAGGACAGCTGATTCCTTACCAAACTTCACTGGACTTTGATCCACAACGTGATACTGATACTACTCAAACTAAGCAAGGTGGGGTTCCTACTACTTCTTCCTTGGAAACAGACCTCGAAATTGAGTTCGTCCACAACATCAGCAAGGTTTCTGATGATCTGATGACTTCACTTTTGAAGAACAAGGATATCGAAGTATGGATTGTTTACCGGAAACGCCGTAATGAGCAAGGCCAATACTTTGCATGGTATATGCGTGGGATTGTTTCCGAAGACGAAAATGAGAACGATCCGGACGACAACTCAACTCGTGATGTAACCTTTACGATCAAGGGTGAACCACAACGCGGCTGGCTGACCTTGCCAGATGATGCCGAAGAAGAACTATCTTATGTCTTCCAAGGGATTGGTCAAGTCACTGAGCAAGATAAGAATGGTAACGGTACCGCCTTTGTTGATGGCGATGCCGGTAAGGGTAATGCCGATGGCACTGCTCCAGCGAGTAAGTAAGGAGGCAGTAACTGATGGAAATTAAGATTAATGGTAAGAATGTTGAATTAAACTTTGGCGTTGCGTTTGTCCGTGAACTGGATAAGGTGGCCGGAATGAAGGTCAATGGCCAATCGTTTGGTTTTGGTTTAACCAAGTCTCTGCCAGCCCTGCAGGCTTATGATCCGGCTGTCCTGGCTGATGTGCTTTACTGTGCGGCATGGGATAACAAGCCTCGGCCAACACAGAAGGCCATTGACGAATTCATTGATACCAACTCAGATCTTGAGAAGGTATTCGATGAAGTCAACAAGGCTATTGCTGAATCTAACGCCGTTAAGGTGGCAGCAAAAAACATGAAGCCCTAGAAGAGCTATCTAGTAAACAGCAGTATCATGAGATATTGCTGAACGGCCTAGCTCTTCTAGGCTTTTCTAATATTGAAGATGTTAAGCGCATGACCTTGCGTGAGTATCAGCTACGGCTTGAAGCGTATCAGATCCGCCGTGTTAATGAGCAGGAAAACCTTGCGATCCTGGCATGGTGGATCCAAAGTGTTCAAGCTACTAAAGGGAGTCCCAAACATCCCAAGCCTGTCTTTGGGGAGTTTCAAGACTTCTTTGATGTTCAGAAACAAATTGATCAGGTTCGATCTGTTTTTGAAGCCGACTATAAGCCACACAGTCATACTACTAGAGTTATTGATCGAGCTAATATTTTTAACCGGCGGCTAGAAGAATTTAAGAAACTGAAAGCGGCTGGGAAGATTATTCCGTGGAAAGAAAGGGGGATGGACAATGGCGGAAAGCTATAGTGTTCGTGCGATCTTATCGGCTGTTGATTCATCCTTTAGTTCCACTTTAGCCCGAGCCGGACAAGCAACGCAAAACTTTGGTAGCTCAGTTAACCAGAAGATGCAAGGAGTCGGTAAAGCGATGACCGTTGCTGGTGCTGCTACTACTGCAATGGGAGTTAAAGCAGTTAAAGGCTTTGGGGATTTTCAAAGTTCCTTAAATCAAGCGGCTGTTATTGCCGGTGGTACTTCTAAAAACATTGGTGAGTTAGCAGATGTTGCTAATCACATGGGAGCTGTTTTACCTATCAGTGCTCAAGATGCGGCAGACGCAATGGTTGAAATGGCTCGTAACGGTGCTTCGCTTGATGATATCAAGAAACAGTTCCCGGCAATTGCTGAAGCTTCGACTGCCGCTGGTTCTAACTTGCAAGCAACCGCTGGGGTTGTTCAGCAAGCAATGAATATCTGGTCTAATAGTCTGAAGTCACCTCAACAAGCCGCTGCTATCTTGGTTCAAACGGCTAACGCATCTAACGCCTCAATTGAGGATATGCAGCAAGCCCTAGCTACGATCGGTTCTACGGCTAAGATGGCCGGTATGGACATGGGAACTACGGCTGAGGCAATTGGTTTACTTACTAACCGTGGGTTCTCTGCTGCCCAAGCTTCTGATGACTTAAACCATGCGATCACTCAAATGCTGGCGCCTAGCTCCATTGCTAAGAAACAGATGGATGCCTTAGGACTGACGTTTGTTGATAGTGCCGGTAAGATGAAACCATTCCCACAAATCCTACAAGAAATCGCTGATAAGACTAACGGTATGGGCGATGCTCAAAAGACTGCTGCACTTAAAGCGATGTTCGGTGCGTCTGGAATGAAGGCTATTGCTCCTTTACTTGACGCGATTAACGATAAAACTGGTGATGCTAAAACTAGTTGGGCTGCATATGCCGCCGAACAAGATAAAGCCGCACATTCTACTGCGGCTGCTACTAAGTTCTTGCAAGATCAAGCTAATGACATGCAACAAAACATCGGTTCAAAGATTGATCAAGTTGGTGGTAACTGGGAAGCCCTCCGAAATAAAGCAATGGCAGCCAAAGGCGGAGTTAACGGAGCCATGCTTGATATGATTAATCAATCTATCGAATGGGCTACAACTTCTAATAATTCTATGGCTCAATTTATTCGTGGATTTGTTGGATTGTCTCCGGTTATTGGTCCAGCAATCACTGCTGTTGGTGCATTTACAACCAATGTTGGAAAAATTGTTGGATTAGTTGGCGGAGCGGTTGGCGCCATTGGTAACCTTGGAAGAGTATTTCTTGTACTTAAACAAGCAGCTAATGTTACTGAAGCAGTGTCCGCACTTTCAAAACTTGCTCAAACCTCAAAACTTGCAAAGACAGCAATGGTGGGCTTGCAAGCAGGTCAGGCAATATTTGCAGGGCTAAAAGCAGCAGCTATGGCTTTAGGCGGAGGTTTACAAGCTCTTTGGGGTATTATGCTTGCTAATCCAATCACCTTGGTTATCGCCGCTATTGCCGCTGTGGTTGCTGCATTAGTTTTATTCTTTACAAAAACAAAAACGGGTCAGCAACTCTGGTCCAATTTTGTTAACTTCCTGAAGAACGCTTGGAACGGATTAGTTTCTGTTGCTCAAACGGTCTGGAATGCCATTACCCAATCTTTTCAAACACCAATTAACATTATTAAGACGGCATGGAGTGGCATTAAGGACTTCTTCAGCCAGTTGTGGCAGGGAATCACATCCACTGCTCAAGGCGTTTGGAATAGCTTTACTCAGGGTATGGCCCCAATTATTGAGTCAATCAAAAATCTTTGGAGCGCTTTAACTGGCTTCTTTAGCACGTTATGGCAGGGGATCGTTACCGGCGCTCAAGGCATTTGGCAAACAATGGTAACAATTTTTACCCCAATCGTAGAAGCTATAAAAGCAATCTGGCAACCAATCGGTCAATTCTTTAGCACTCTTTGGCAAGGAATCATTACCACTGCCCAAACAGTATGGCAAGGATTGGTAACGGTTATCCAAGGGGTCTGGACTAATATTCAGACTGTTGTTCAGACCGCTGTTCAAATGCTTAGCACAGTTATTCAGACCGGAATGCAGGTTGTTCAAACCGTTTGGACAACTATCTGGAATGTAATTAAGACAGTAGTGCAGACTGTTTGGTCTGTTATCTCCACAATCGTTTCAACTGCTATCAATGCCGTTGCAGGCGTAATTAGGGCTGCTACCGATGCCATTAAAGGAGACTGGTCGGGCGCCTGGAACGCCATTAAAGGTGTTGTTACTACTGTTTGGAATGGCATCAAATCAGTGGTCACAACTACTATCAATGGTATTCGTTCTGTAATCTCCAGTGTTATGAACGGTATTCGTTCCGTGATGACGTCTATCTGGAATGGTATTAAAGGAGTTACGTCTTCTGCTTGGAATGGCATCAAGTCTGTTGTATCTAATTCTATGAGCGCTATTCGTTCCGTTGTATCTAGCATGATGAGTGCAGTTCGCTCTGTCTTCAGCTCTGGGTGGAATGCGGCTCGATCAGTAACGTCGAGTGGAATCCATGCAGCAGTTAGCGTTGTTCGCTCAGCGGCTAGCTCGATGGCTTCCGCTGGTCGGAACTTCGTGATGGGCTTTGTTAACGGCATTCGTAGCATGATTGGTGCTGCTATCAGTGCTGCGGCAAGTATGGCTAGTTCCGCTGTTAATGCTGCTCGGTCATTCCTACACATTCACTCGCCATCGCGGGTTATGCGTGATCAGGTTGGTTACTATGTAGCAGCCGGGTTCGCTAAAGGGATGACTGATAACACTAATATGGTCGCTAAGGCGGCTAATAACATGGCCCAATCTGCTATCCCAACCGTTGACCTAAGTAACTCCATTAATGGGGTATTGGCTCAGGGGAGTCTGAATAACGCAGTGTCGAGCATGGTTGATCACCAGCTTACGGTAAATCAGCAACCAGCCTATATTAATCTGGCCCTGGGAGGCACGGAATATCGGGCATTTGTTGATGATATTAGCCGTGAACAAGGTGCGCAGACTTCATTAAATAAGTATAGATTTTAGGAGGTAATGGTTATGTATGGTTTTACTAACCTGGATATTAATCCATCAATTAATAGTCCCACTCGCCCGGTGGAGGCGATCAATTACGGTGGTCACTGGTTAGATGATGAAATTACTGGCTATACCACTTTGGTCGTGAGTGGTCGATATACGTTTTCTCGGAAGATTAATGATGCAGATTTAACTGGCGATGGGAATATGTATTTATCATCAAAGCTAGAACGACGAGTTATCGAAGTTAAGTTTTTGATTAAGACTGAATCCATCGTTGAATATAACAGACAGATGGAGCAGCTAAATATCATTTTATCGAAACCACATCAACGGTTATATTTTGCTGATTATCCAGAAGCTGTTTACACCGGGACAGTGACTGAAATTAAAATGGAAAATGATATTTTAAACGATGTTGGGACGATAACAATCGAATGTAGTGATCCGTTTGCTTATAGTAATGACCAAATTGCTTCGGGAACCGGTAATAGTTTCCAATTTCCAAATACAGGAATAAATTATGGTCAAACTCCAGAAACGATTATTTTTAATCCTAGTGCTGACATCGGTTCTTTGACTGTTTCAAACGGTGATAAGAAGATTGAGATTAATCAAGGAATTACTGCTAATGCCAAGGTATTGATTGATTTTAATGCGCTGGATGTTGTTATTAATGAAGTTTCGACACTAATGAATGTCACTTTGGATAGTAACCTTGGCGATTTCTATATTAAGGATGGCAATACGATTCGTTTTTCGACAAACGGGAAATATGAAATTAGGTATAGGGTGAAGAAATTATGAGAATGTATCTATTAGATAAAAAGCAACGTGTCAGACGTTGGCTCAAGGATAATGATTTCATTGAAGCTGAAATGACTGAAGAAATTAATGCAGCTAATCAGATCAATTTCTCCACGCCCTTAAAAGATCGTATTGCGGATAACATTTACTATGTTGCAATTCCAACACCACGCAGTAAGCAAAAATATTTATTGTTTAAGCTCCTTAGTGAACGGGTGCAGAACGACCGGATTGAGTATCAAGGGATAGAAGAAGCATATGACGAACTAAAACAATATGGCTATATTAAAGATATTCGCCCGAATGATCGAACCGCCGAAGAAATGTTGAAGATGGTTCTTGAACCAACACGTTGGACACTAGGCAATGTTACAGAGACTAGCCACCAGTCAACAAATTTATACTATATTACTTATCTTGAAGCTCTACAGAAAATTGTAGGGCTATTTAATATTGAACTAACTTTTGAGGTTACGATTGATCCCAAGAGCAATAAAATTACTCGTCGCCAGGTCAACATCTATACAGAACAAGGACAGCGAACGGGTAAACGTTTTGAATATGGCTCTAACTTGCTGACGGTACAACAAGAACAGGATAGCCAGGAATTAATCACGGCACTGGTTGGTCGCGGTAAAGGTGAGTTAGTTTCAGAAGGTCACGATGATACTCCTGATGGATACGGACGGCGAATTACTTTTGCCGATGTAGTTTGGACTAAAAAGGATGGTAATCCGGTCGACAAGCCAGCAGGTCAGGAGTATTTGATTGATCCAGAAGCAACAGCACTTTATGGCTTTAGTGATGGTAACCCTCGGATTGGCTTAACTGTTTTTGAAGACATTGAAGATCCAGTTGAGTTAATTAATGCTACTTGGCGAGCCTTGCAATCATTAAAGCGTCCCAAGGTAAGCTTTAAAGCTGATGTCACTGATGTGGGTCAATTGGGTCTTGGTGATACGGTTGCAATTATCCGTCATGACTTAAAAATTGAGTATTTAACGCGGGTCTATAAGGTCAAGCATAACTTACTCAATGAAAATGATAACCAGATTGAACTAGGAGATGATTTTAGCGGTCATAGTATTACTAGCTCGCTAATTAAAGTTGATGAAATTGCTAACGAGGCCAGAGAGACTGCTGGTTATGCTGCTATTGCTGCTAATGGGAAAAACAATAATTATTATTCTAGTGTTCAGCCATTAGCACCAGTCGAAGGTGATATTTGGTATAAAGACTTAGGCAATGGTGAAACTGATATGTATCAATATCACAATGGTGGTTGGGTATTTATCCAATCTACCCGTGATTTACATGTAGTGGAGAACCAAGTCAAGGAAGCCCAACAAGGACTTGACCAAGCCAAAGCAGATATCATCAACAATAAGCAAAAAGCCGATGCAGATATTGAGAACCTTAATAAATCAATTGAAGCTAATAAGAAGACTGCAGATGAGAGCTTACAAAAGCTAAATGATTCGGTAACTAATCTGCAAGGTCAGTATGATAACAATGTTGTTCCTAACTTGAATAAGGTAATGGCTGATGCATCTGATGCTTTGCAGAAATATATTACTGCTCAAAATTCAATTGCTGATTTAACTAGGCAGGCACAAGAGCAAGGTAAAGATATTGCTGATGTGTCTAACACGGTTAAAGGCTTAAACATCAATTACGCCAATTTAGCAGGAGATGTTAATTCCACCAAAGTTGACGTAAAAGGTCTCCAAACCACTATTGGTACTGCTAACGGTGATATTGCACAGCTAAAACTTGATGCACAGAATCTCCAAACAATGTTGGCTGGTAAAGTTGATAATACAACTTACACGAACTTTGTTAATCTGACTAATCAAGCTCTGAATGCTCGGTTAACGGCTAGCGATTTAAATGGTTACGCTAAGACGGTAGATGTGCAGGCTACGGCTAATGGGTTACGAGTCGATTTAAATAGCGTCACTCAAGATATCCAAAATGACTTGTCGCAGCTATCAGCACGTATCGCAACAACTAGTCAACAATTTAGTAGTTATTACACTAAGTCTGAGACTGATAATAAAACTAATTCTGCAAAAAATGATGCTGTTAATGCGATCAAGAGTGACGGTAATTGGCAAGGATTAAGTAATATTCTGACAAATTCAGGTTTTCTACAGACTGCTGATGGCTTTCTTCAGAAAGTTCAACAGACCACTATTCCAATGTTTAATGGTGGTGGTATTAATCTTGCTACCAAAACCGGTAACGTTAGCTTGTCGGGAGGTTATAATTCAAGCGAAAACATTGGCTATATAAGCTTAGACGCAATAAATGATTTATGTGGCAAGTATATGACTGTTTCAGTTGATGTTGAGTGGAGTGGCTGGAAGAGTGGAAATCAAAATCGATTAGGCTATGAATTACAAATCAATTATGATGATGGCTCAACAGAGTATGATGGTTGCTGGCTCACTCCTACTACTGCTAATGGTAAGCAAAGAGTAACCGCCACGTATAAAATCAAAGATCAACACGTCAAATCGCTAGGCGAAGGCAATGCTTACATACAGATTAACTGTACCAGTGCAAAAGTTAGCCGTCTTAAAATTGAGCAAGGTTCCGTTGCAACCCCTTGGACTCCAAATCCTGCAGATTTAGCAACTCAATCGGCGTTTTCAGAGCTATCTCAATCATTAGAGGGATTGCGTTCCACTGTTGGCAGTAATTATGGAAGTCTTCAATCACAAATTAACCAGACAGCTAAAAACATTCGTCAAGAAGTATCTGACAAAACAAGCGGCTTACAGACGCAGATCACTCAGCAGGCTAACAGCTTCAATGTATCGTTGAATGCTTTACGTAATGAAACAGCATGGCAGAAAGTTACAACTGCAATTGATGCTAATAATTACACAACAACCGGTAATTATTGGATTCAAGCGGTGTCAAACAGTAATACACCTGATGGTAGCGCTTGGGCTTATCTAGAAGTTGTAGCTGAACCAGCCGTTGAACGAATTAAGCAAACATGGCAGCGAGATAACAATGCTAATGAGGCTTATACCCGGCTGAAGACCGGAAACACATGGAGTGATTGGCAGAAGACCGTCACAGCCGGAAATATTATGGCTCAGATTAATATGAGCGCTGGTACCACTCTTATTCAAAATAATAAGATTTACATGGATGCTGATTCTACAATTTTCAGCGGAAAAGCATTCATCCCTAGTGCTGCTATTAGTAATCTTTCTGCCGACAAAATTACAACAGGCACACTGAATGCGGGCCTGATTAACGTCATTAATCTAAATGCAAGCAGTATCACCACTGGAACGATCAATGGTGCCAATCTCAAAATTGACCTTAATAATGGTGAAGTTCAATTCAAAAGGGGAAGGATAACCTCAATTGCTAACACATTAAATATCAATATCGATACAGGAACAATGAGTGTGACTGACGGAGTTAACAACGGGGTTTATTTTGCTAATGGTGAATTAAAGCTGATGGACGATCCACTTAATATAACTGGTACGCCAAAATATGGGGGACTTCGTCGGTCGGCTCATATTTGGTCACCTGGATCAGCGGGGGCTGAACTCCATTCACCAAATGGAGTCTTTGTTGGTTCTGACAACTACAATGGGGCTTTCGCTGGAGGTTCGGGAATTGATGGAACCTCCAGTGGTGCGGCTCTTGCGGTGGATAAGGACGGTAGTGCAACACTTAATGGTGCAAATATTGTTAGCGTTAGTGGAGGCAGAGCTTACGACATTGGTTATTCCATGAAAAATCGGCCAGCTATTATCCTTGGAAAAAGCCAATCAGGTTGGAATCCAGGGGATCGAACGTTTATCCAAGGGTCGTATGTGCATATTGAATCTGCTTACCGAAATACCAACGGTGCTTCTCCTAATGTCTACGTTGCCCCAGATGGTGCCTTGGTCCGGTCAACATCGGCATCGAAGTATAAGACTGATATTCAACGATCTTACGTTTCGGACTATGGTGAACGGCTGTTAGAGCTTCCCACTGCAACCTGGATGGATAAGGCAGAAACGGAGCGATATGTTGATGGTGAGTCACAAGATAAACCAGTACGCCACTTTGGAATGATTGCCGAAGACTTAGCCGATGCCGGACTAGAAATGCTTGTTTCCCGTGGTCAAGATGGAGAACTAGAAGGGATCCAATATGATCGGATTGGCCCGGCGTTAATTCCAGTCATTAAGCAATTACAAGATAAAGTTAATAAATTGGAGGAAAAGTTAAATGAACGATAATGTCGATATGAATCAAGTAGCGCAGAGCTTAGTGCAGAAGCTGGCCAGTGCAGAGTACACGGCATCAGCTTGGGAAGCTAAGGCTAAGCAGCTGATGCAAGACAACCAACAACTGAAGCAACAATTAGACAATAAGAAAGGTGATAAATAATGTTAAGTAAAGAAAAGAAAGTTCAATTAAGTGGTCGGTCATTAATCAACAACGTAGAAGTGGCACGTTTCAGCGCCCAAGTAGCTACTGATATTAACGACAGTACAACAATGAATACTTATATTAATGATCAAGAAGCTTATCGTAAGAATTTGAAAGCCGTTCGAGCCGATTCTGATGAGTTCCGTGCCTATGTTCGAGACGAAGAAGATAAGATCTTCGCTGAAGACACCGAAACGAAGGAATAATTCTCTAAAATCGGTCGCCATTGAAATACACAATACCTAGCGGGGCGGCTTTGAAAGGACATACTATGCCATATCACATTTTAGTTATGCGCCAAGTAGAAAGACTGATTGACGATCCGCTCATCATCGGCTTTACTTGGCTTGTTATTTTTGACATCGTTTCGGGAATAGTCAAAGGTTTACGGGGACGTGCTATACCTGAGCGAACGAATTCAACTAAGGGACTATATGGATTATGCAAGCACATGTTAATCATGACGATGGTTTTGACTGTCTATCCATATTTGATTACGTTGAATTTCAATTCGATGGCTCAATTCATGGTGCTGGCGTTCTCTTATCAATATCTAGTTTCAATTATCGAGAATCTTAGTCAAATGGACATTCACGTTGAGTGGCTACGGCCAATTATTGATAATTTAGCTTCAAAGCTTAACCTAGCTAAGTCTCAAACTGACTACGATGCTAAAGATTTTAATCATGTCACAGGAAGTTACCAAGGAAAGGAAAAAGATAATGACACAAAGAACGACAGTAATTGATCTGGCCAGCTTTCAAAGCGGCTTAACGGTGGACAACTACAAGGCTATTGGTGCTGAATACGCCATCGTCAAGATTTCGGAAAGTACTAACTACACTAACCCCTATATTCGATCGTTGATCGACCTGAGTGCAGCAGGTGGTATTAAGGGGTACGCTTTCTATCACTTCGGTCGGTTCCATAATGATGCTCAAGCGGTAGCCGAAGCTAACTACTTCATTAATGCTGCTAAAGCCCGGGCTAACGTTAAGCCGGGAACGCTGATGATCCTCGATGCTGAAATTCAGGGGATGCCTACCTCTTCAGTGATTACATTTCTTGATACACTGCGGGCGGCTGGATATCGTACCGGCTTCTATACCTACAAGTACCTGCTGCCTAACTTTGATCTGGAAGCTATTCATCCCCATATGGATATGTTTTGGTTGGCTGCTTACCCATTAGCCAATGGACGTGCAGCAGACAAGAATCCAGACTTTAATTACTTCCCAAGTACGAACTACGTTGATCTGTGGCAATACACCGACAACCTGCTTGGCTATAACGTCGATGGCTCCATCACAATTACGGATAATGCTATTAAGCTATTTAACCCAAGTACTGCTCCTGCACCGGCACCACAGCCTAAGGTTGATCAGTCTAAGCCGGTCGTCAATCCACAGACCACGTGGACGGACACCTTGGGCGATACTTGGCACAGTGAGGATGGCACTTTCACCAGCAACCAAGCAATTAACTTACGCTGGGGTGCTAAGATAAGCTCCGCCAAGATCACCACGCTTCCCGCTGGTTCTGTCGTTAAGTATGACGCCTGGTCGAACCATGATGGCTATGTGTGGATCCGCCAGCCCCGAGGCAACGGGCAGTTTGCCTACATGGTGGTGCGTGACGCCAGGACGAAAGAAGCCTTTGGCAGTTTTAAATAAAAATAAAATTATGTAAGAATCCCCCGACTTGATAGTTAAGTCGGGGGATTTTTTGTTTTATTTTGATAATTAACTTACCAGTGTGGTGGGCCTAGAATAAAAAGTGTACAAGTTAAATAGAGACTCTGATTTAGTATAATTAAGGAAGTAAATTGGAGGATCAAATAATGACGAAGTACATTTATGACAAGGAATTTAAGGAACAGGCCGTTCAGTATTACTTAGATAACAAGGATAATTTGCTGAAAGAAATTCGCAAGCAGTTGCAATTAGAAGATGTTGAAAATGGTGATTTGATTAATACAGATTGTGATAATCAAGAGCCTGATCAGGTAGTTAGAGAAATTGTTGCTAAGTGGGATTATCTAAGAAAAAACTATTTTATTTGAGTAAAGTGTTATTATAGTGGAGTAGATATTATAATTGCGAGGTGTTTGTTTTGAAAGACTTATCTAAGAATCAATTGATTGAAGTTATTAAAAATGGTGATGATAGTTTAACTAATAGGATTGTTGTAAGTAATGATGGTACTATTTCTTTGTTTGCTTATGAGAATCATCCTAATAATACAGATGCTTTTAGTTATGGATATGCTGTTGTAGATGCTGAAAGTTTTCAACCTGGTAATGATTATATAGGTGTTGAAGCTTCTAAAGATTCTACTTTTGTTCAAAATGTGTATAAGCGTTTAGGTCAAGTCCAAAATGTTGGTGTAAATTAAATTCCGCGAATTTATCATTTCACAAGCTTAAGCATACCGGCTTCTTCTGAATTGTCATCTTTTTCAATCCCGTGGTAAACGGTCATGTTTAAGTACCGTGGACCAGCAGCCCATTTTTCATTCTGTTCAATCAGTAGTGCTCCCATTAGTCGCAAGACGCTTAGATCATTCGGGAATATCCGGATTACACGGTCACGACGACGGATTTC